GTAAACGCATGAATTGTGCATGCAGGGCAGCAATCGCTAGTAGATAGCATGAATAACTGCGCCGCTAAAGAATCGGATGCCGGGTGGCGTATTGTGCGCCGTAAGTCGGCTGGGGATGTGTCAGCTGCCATCTCATTAGCCATGGTGGTGCATCAATTGCTAAAGCCACAAAGCAAACCGCAAATCTATGTCTAAAATGCTAGATATGTCCGTTTTGTGTGCTATCATTAAACGATGGGTCTACTAGATCGTTTTCGCCCTGCAAAAATAGAGGCGCAACTTGCACCGCCGTTAATGACGGATTCTTTTAATTATTTTTTACCATTAGCATTTAATCCAGTAGGCAGAGAAGAAGCTATCAGCGTACCTTCAGTTGCTAGGTGCAGAAACCTTATTGCTGGAACAATCGCAACGTTCCCACTTTGCTTATACAAAAAAAGCACAGGCGAAAAACTAGGCAAGCCATTATGGCTAGAGCAACCAGCTACAGCGCAACCAATATCTGTAACATTAGCTTGGACAGTAGATTCACTATTATTTTTTGGCGTTGCATATTGGCGCGTAACTGAAACTTATTTTGATGATGGCAGGCCAGCAAGATTTGAATGGATTGCACCTGGTCGCGTGTCATTTGATAGCGATCCTGTAACACAATACATAACACGCTATTACATTGATGGCAAAGAAGTTCCAATGTCTGGTCTTGGCTCTTTGATTACATTCCAAGGTTTAGATGAAGGCGTATTAGCACGTGGCGCAAGAACATTAAGAGCTGCAATTGATTTAGATAAATCAACAAGCGTTGCAACTGCTACGCCAATGCCTTCAGGTGTCATTAAGAATACCGGAGCAGATTTAAGCAAAGAAGAAGTTGATGCCATATTGGCAGCTTGGAAGTCGGCACGATCACAGCGCGCAACAGCCTATCTGACTAGCACTTTAGATTACGTGCCGACCAGTTTTAGTCCTAAGGACATGGGCTACGTTGACCTAATACAAAACATGAGTACGCAAGTAGCACGTTTGATGAATGTGCCTGCATATTACATAAGCGCAGATATGAATAACAGCATGACGTATGCCAACGTTCAAGATGAGCGTCGTCAGTTTGTTTCTCTATCTCTAGCGCCTTACTTGCATGCCATTGAAGGCCGACTAAGCATGAATGACATTACAGCATCAACTAACATTGTTAAGTTTGATGTAGAGGATGCTTTCTTGGCAGTAAATGCAATTGAAAGATTAACTGTAATTGAGAAAATGCTATCACTTGGTTTAATTACAGTAGAACAAGCCATGGAAATGGAAAACCTATCACCGAATGGAAATGAAAATGCACCTAACATTTACTAGCGATTTAGAATGCTCAATTAGTGAGCGCACCATCTCTGGCAAAATTGTGCCGTTTGATGGTGAGATTGGGCAGACATCTGCTGGCAAGGTTGTATTTGAAAAAGGATCTATTGAGATTCCAGATAGCCCTAAGCCAAAACTTTTACTAGAGCATGATGCAAAAAAGCCAATTGGTCGCATGGTGTCTTATCGTGAAGATGAAGATGGCATGTATGCAACATTCAAAATTAGCAACACGACACGCGGAACAGATGCATTAATTGAAGCATCTGAGCAACTACGTAGCGGACTATCAGTTGGCGTTGAAGTCATTGATGGCAAGCGCGATGGTGGCGTTTATCGTGTTTTATCAAGCAAAATGATGGAAACAAGTCTTGTTCAAGCTGCTGCGTTTAAGAGCGCGGAAGTTTTGAGCGTTGCTGCATCTGAAGATGATGCTGCAAAAGAAACAACAACCCAAAACGAAAGCGAGGCCGTTGTGGAAGACACAACAAACGCCGTAGCCGTTGCGCCTGAGGTTGAAGCCCCTGCGGTGGAAGCTTCGCGCCCAACAGTTACAGCACCAATTTATGCCAAGCCACGTTTAGAGTTCACCAAGGCTAAGTACCTTGAAAACACTCTACGTGCAAAGTTCCTTGGCGATGACGATGCAGCAATGTATGTCCGCGCTGCCGATAACGAAACAACTACTGCTCCTGGCATGGTTCCAACACGTCAGCTAACAGAGATTATCAACCCACTATCAAATGCTGATAGACCGATGATTGATTCCATAAGTCGTGGAACATTGCCTGACGCAGGACTTGTTTTTCAAATCCCTAAGGTAACTGCTGTACCAACAGTAGATCAGATTGATGAAAATCAGCCAGTAACAGATTCACAACTTACTGCATCTTTTATCAACGTTGATGTAAAGCCATTCAAGGGCCGCGCAATTACAACTGTTGAGCTAATTGACCGCTCAAGCCCAGCATTCTTTGATGAGCTTGTCCGTCAGATGGAGTTTGCATACGCAAAGGAAACCGACTACTACGTAACCGCTGAAGTTGCAAACGATGGCGTTCTTAACGCAACAGCAACAAGCGAGGACAAGACAGGTCTTTTGACTTACATTGCAAACGCCGCTGGTGCAATCTATAAGGGAACACTTGGCTTTGCTCGCAACATTGTAGTATCACCTGAGCAATGGGCAAAGATTATGTCCTATGAAGATGGTGGCAGACCAATTTACATTGCATCAAATCCACAAAACAATGGTGGAGTTCTTTCACCAGATTCAGTTTCAGGAACAGTTGCAGGCTTAACCCTTCGTGTCAACCGTCAAATCTCTGGAACTGGTGCAACCGGTCTAGGCGATTATTCAATGGTAGTTGTCAACCCAGATTCATATCAATGGTTTGAATCACCACGCTTCCAGCTTCGCACAAACGTAAACAGCGATGGAACAATTGACTTGCTGTACTACGGATATGGTGCATTAGCTACCAAGGTTGGCGCTGGTGCAAACTGGTTCAACAAGTCCTGATCTAACTAACTAGATCGTAGAGTTACCCCGGCGCACAGCCCTTGCGCCGGGGCTAACATTAGAAAGGAAAGACAATGCCTGCAACATACGTAACTGAAGCGGAACTGCGTTCTGCCCTTGGCATTGGTGCTTTATACAGCTCAGCAGTAGTGGAAGAATGCTGCCAAGCAGCAGAAAACATTGTAAAAGACAAGCTATGGTTTAATGACCAATCTGTTGTAGCCCTAGAAGGATTTGGCACATACGGCAAGATTTTCTTACCTAGCACAGAAAAGCAATTTTACGTAGGCCAAACAGTAACAGTAGAAAACGTGCGCCAGCATTTCAATGGCAATAAGACGTTAACTGCTGTAAATGGCCACTCACTAACTTTTGATTTAAATCAATCTGTAACAGAGCCTTATCATCAAGTAGTGCCTTATGGTCGCGTTTACGCTTCTACTAACATTGATTACGAAACATTACCTGAAGTAAACCTAGCATCTCTAATGATTGCTGTTGACATTTGGCAGGCTCGCCAAGCTTCAAACGCTGGTGGCATTTCACCAGACTTTCAACCTTCGCCGTATCGCATGGGCAATACTCTAATGGCACGTGTTCGCGGTTTACTTGCGGATCACTTAGCGCCGGGCGGTCAAGTAGGATAATGTCAGCAATCTCTACCCTACGAGGAACAATCGCTACCGCGCTAACTGACAATACGGCGTGGCAGGTGTTTTCCTTCCCACCTGCCACACCGCTTGCTAATAGCATCGTGGTGCAACCTGGTGATCCTTATATTGAGCCAAGCAATGACCATTACAAAACCATCAAGCCTAAGGTTAACTTTAAACTAATAGTGCTAACACCTATGTTTGATAACCAAGGCAACCTAATTAACATTGAAGATTATTATCTGAATATCGTAAACAAGCTGGAAGCATCGTCAATTGTCTATTCCATTGGCACTTTCAGCGCACCGGCGGTCTTAACCGGAACAGCAGGCGATCTGCTATCCGGGGAAGTATCAATCAGCGTACTATCCGATTGGAGCTAAAACATGGCTGATATAGACAAAGAACGCGAGGCTTTTCTTGCCAAAATCGGCCAGGTTGAGCCAAGCGAAAAAGCACCAAAACCAACAACTAAGAAAGATGAGGAATAAGCTAACATGGCTGTATTTTTAAATAATACTGTTGGCCTGAAGATTAACGCTGTTGATCTAAGCGACCACGTAACTTCGGTTACTCTCAACTATGCTGCTGATGAACTTGAAGTCACAGCTATGGGAGATACCGCACATAAGTTTGTCAAGGGTCTAGAATCAGGCTCACTAACTGTTTCATTCCTAAATGACACAGCAACATCAAACGTACTACAGACACTCAATGCTGCATTCGGCACAACTGTTGCGGTAAAGATGGTACAAGCGAAAGTTCCAGCAGTATCGGCAACTAAAAATTGATCTACGTTTTCATAAA